TAACGGGCAACAATTTAACATCTGGGGTTCTGCAAGTGGCTATACTTCAGGAAGAATAATTGTAGACCCTGTATTTAGTGCGATAGGTTATCAAAACGCAGGCGTATTTGACGGATTGAAAATCTTAACAAATGGTAATGCGGAGTTTAGCAACTCAGGTGTTACAAGGTTTTTCAATCAAGTTAGATTTGATAGCACATTAACAAACGGAACTTATACTTATACGCTACCAGGAGCAACGGGAACTATTGCTTTAACAAGCGATTTAACGGGCGGTACTGTAACATCGGTAGGCTTATCTTCTGCAACAAGCGGAGTAACTATTGGCTCAACACCTATTACAACAAGTGGAACAATTACTTTAGCTATTGCAACTGCAAGTGGCTCACAACAAGGTTTATTATCAAGCACCGATTGGACTACGTTTAATAATAAACAATCAGCTTTAACCAATCCAGTAACGGGAACAGGTACTACTAACTACCTACCTAAGTTTACAGGTACAAGTACAATAGGTAATAGTTCTATTTCAGATAATGGTACAGGTAGAGTTTCTATTGGTACAACAAGTTTCAATGATAGTTTTGTAATTAGCAATTCAGGAGCAGCAGGTTGGGAATTTAGCAATTTAGGTTCAGTAATTACTTACAATAGAAGTACATCGGCATATATTCCTATGACCTTTGAAGCATCTAATTATATTTTAAATAGAGGCAATTTAGGATTAGGAGTTACACCGAGTTCGTGGGGAAGTAATTCATTTGCATTTCAAACACAAGGTGGAGCAGTATGGAGTTTTTCATCTGCTTATATGGATATATGGCAAAATTCGTACTATAATGGAACAAGCAGTATTTACCAAACAACTGCTGCTGCTTCATATTATAGACAAACAGGTGGTTCGCATCAATGGTTCAATGCTCCGAGCGGTTCAGCAGGTGCTACTGTTTCTTGGACCCAAGCAATGACGTTAAACGCTTCAGGTAATTTATCTTTGGGTAATACTAATGATACATATAAACTTGATGTAACAGGTACGGGAAGGTTTACGGGTGTTGTAACAATCGGAAACGCAGTTGCAGGAACTAATATAGATTTAATTTTAAATGGAGTTAGTGGTAAAGCACAAAGAATACAATTTAATAATAGTGGTACTAATCAATGGTTAATTGGTGCAGGTGCAGCAAGTGAAACAAGTGCATTTGAAATATACAATGCTAATGGTCAAATGTCTTTATCTATTGCAAAGGCAACAAGTGCAGCTACATTTTCAAGTAGTGTAACGGCAAGTAATAACATAACTGTTACAGGAGCAAGTACTTCGGTTGCACCTCAATTTACAATGGTTCAAACAGGAGGAAATACTTATTCTGCTATTGGAATAAATAGAGCAGATGGAACGGGTATAGCTGCTGGATTAGCTTCTGCATTAGTTTTAAGAAGTGGTGATGCAACAGATTCTCCTATTCAATTTGCTACTGCTAATAATGTTAGAATGACCATAGCTACGGGCGGTAACGTAGGTATAGGTACTACATCGCCAAGTGCAAAGCTATATGTATTAGGAAATTCAACTACCGAATCAATTTATTATGCTGAAAAATCAACCGCAAGTTTTAGTGGAAGTGTAATTACAAGTTTATCATATACTGCATCTGGAACTGGTTGGAACCATTTTATTGGATATAGCGATATTGGAAGCACAACTAATATTAAAATATTAGGTAATGGAAATATTCAAAATGCTAATAATAGCTATGGTGCAATATCTGATATTAAATTAAAAGAAAACATTACTGATGCAACATCAAAACTTGATAGTTTACTTAAAGTAAAAATTAGAAACTATAATTTAATAGGAGATGATAAAAAGCAATTAGGTGTAATAGCGCAAGAATTAGAAACTATATTCCCTTCAATGATTGAAATAACAAACGATGTAGATAAGAATGGTAAATATTTAGGTACTACTACAAAGTCGGTTAAGTATTCAGTATTTGTACCTATGCTTATTAAGGCAGTACAAGAGTTAAAAGCAGAATTAGACACATTAAAAAACAAATAAAAATGGCAACAACTTACAAATGGGTAGTTAGTTCTTTAGACAGTTACCCTAAAGATGCAGAAGGTTTAACAGACGTAATCTGTGTAATACATTGGAGATACCAAGCAGAGCAAGTAGAAAACGAAAAGACATACTTTGCAGAGGTTTATGGTACGTTAAGCGTTCCTTCTCCTGACCCGGCAAACTTCGTACCTTATGAAGATGTTACCTATGAAATGGTATGCAGTTGGTTAGAAGCAGGACTTGACAAAGAAGCCTTAGAGCAGAACCTAGATAGCCAGATAGAAGACCAAATCAATCCAAAAATTGTAACATTACCTTTGCCGTTTAGCAATCCACAATTATCTTTACAAATAAAAAACAATGAAAATGAAGTACAAACAATTACTACAATTAGTGCAGAGCATTAATTCAGTTATCGGTAACCAAGAAACAAAAGTAGCTAAGAAGCTTGTAAAAGTTTATGAGAAGGTTAAAAAGTATCACGAAGAATACAACGCACAAGTTGAGGAACTTCGCTTAGATAACGCTTCGGTAGACGAAAAAGGCATTTTAATCCTTAATGAAAAAGGAGATTACAAATTCTCAAAGGAAGGCATCAAGAAGCTGACAAAAGATATTGAAGCCTTAAATGATAAAGAATTTGATTTTCAAATAATTAACGTGGTTAATCCTAACGGCTTAGAAGATTTTACTTTCTTAGAAGATTGGACTACCGGCATAGAATTTAACAAACAAGAAGAAGAAGAACTATAAATGGCAAATAACAACCAAGCAGACCAATCAACAATAGTATCATTAGTAAGTGCTACGATTAGCATTACAAGTATTCAACCACTATTCACATTGATGGCGAGTTTGGTTGCTATTGTTTCTGGCGGTATGGCTATACGCTACTACTACAAAATGACTAAGAAACTAAAATGAGATTAATACTTTTAGCTTTATTACTTACATCTTGCGCTTCTGTTAAGAAGTTCGAAAAGACATACGATAGCACAGGGACTACTAAGATAGACTCTGTGCATCTTACTTTTTACGATAGCGTTACCAAGATTATAGAAAAGGAGCAGGTATTTACAAAAGAGGTTACAATTTATGACACAATCCGTGTAACAAAGGATAGCGTTATAGTAGTTCCCAAAATCGTAACTAAGTGGGTGTATCAAACAAAAGAGAAAGAAACCGACAATAGTCTTATCAAAAAAGATACAATAGCCTTTAATCGCACAGAAAGTACTCAAATTTCGATTGTAGATAAAAGTAGGGTAACTACTCAAAATAACTTTTGGAAGGCTCTAATAGGGCTAATAATAGCCATTATATTAATTTTAGCTTATTGGAATAGATTATGGAAGTAAACAAAGCCGGTAGAGATTTAATAAAGCAGTTTGAGGGCTGCAAATTAAAGGCTTATAAATGCCCGGCAGGTTTATGGACTATATCTTGGGGTTTAACTTTTTACCCAGACGGCACAAAAGTAAAGGAAGGCGATGTGATTACGCAGCAACAGGCAGAGGAATACTTTGATGCGGTAGTTGATGATTTTGCTAAACAAGTAGATGTTCTTGTAAAATCAAATGTAACTGCAAACAATTTTTCTGCGATTGTTTCGTTTGCTTACAATGTAGGGATAGGCAACTTAAAGAAAAGTACTTTACTTAAAAAGGTAAATGCTAACCCAAAGGATGCGACTATTCCGGCTGAGTTTAGAAAATGGGTACGGGCAAACAATGTGGTGCTAAAAGGTTTAGTGAGGCGACGAGAGGCTGAAGCAAAACTATATGAGCAACTTTAGAACTATATTAGTAAACTTACTATCAGACGAAAGCAACAGTATAAGCCATAAAAGAGTAGTGGCTATGCTTGGCAGCTTATGTCTTTTTATATCATTGTTCTTAAACATAATATTGAAGATTAACCCGAGCGACAAGTTA